CAGTTGATGGTAACCGACGTGTCAACGAAGTTGAGCTCCTGCCCGGGTCCAGACCCGAAGTTGTAGCCTCCAGTGCGAACTAGACCAGTGAACCGGAAAGGTTGACCGACTGGAGAGCCAGAGCGCCCGTATGAGCGACTACGCGACACACCACGTGACGCTGACCTTGAGCGATTACGATCGCGGGAACGTGACCGTCCCATACGACTGTCAGCAGTTTCCATAGCAGACATCCAAGACTTGGTAAAAACGACCGGTTTTTATTATTATCACGCACTCTTTTATACCCACACAAAGACGACTAATCAAACACACTAGTAGAAGGGCGTCCGACGCCTACGCCGTCGTCCTGAGTAAGATCGATAGACTCGGCATCCTCCCAGTCATCGAAGGTCCCGGGGGCCCAGACCATAGCGTTCTGACGGCGCAGAACATGGCCAGAGGGAGCGGCCACAACGATCGGCTCTTCCGGCACAGCAGCTAGAGCACCGGCCTGGACAAGGGAATTCAGCGGGCTGAAGGGGGAGTTCCTCGGCTCGAAGCGAACACACTTGAAACGACGCTTGATGGCTTCGCAAAGATTGGGGTCGCCACCCCAGATCTCCTCGATAGTGTAGTTGGACGTAACTACCACTTGATGCGGGCGGACTTGAATAGTTGATCCTTTCTTCTCCGCAGCGAAAGACCACTTGTCGGCCCAAAGCTTGAGATGATGGCCGAGGTAGTCGGTAGACTTGTCCAAGTCTTCCAAGAGCACAACGCGGTGGCGGTGCTGGTTGAAGCCGTCCCACCACTTGTTCGCCGGCTTGATGTAGTAGTCCTGAGAGAGAGAGCGGGCATAGTGAGACTTGCCACACCCAGGAGGACCATACAGCCACAGCCCACAAACATCGGTCAGGTCCGGAGCTCGGACAGAGTAGTCAGACTCGATCTGCTTGAGGGTCCGGTAGTGTGCTACTTGCACCTTAGGATCGATCTCATCGATCTTACCAGCCTTGGCCTTGGTCAGGATGTCGTTCCACTTGGAGACCACAGCCTGGTTACCGGCCTCGTTCTGAGCAGCAGGTAGCACCCCCTCTTCGACATAGTCGCCGTCTTTCTTGCAGTAGTCAGACGCTTGTTTGGGGGTGGACTTCTTGGACTTGACTTCCCAATGGGCCTTGAAGAACTTGTTCACCTGCTGGCGCGACTTGCGGTTCTTGAAGCACACATAGCCCTGGAGATGCTGAGTGCCGGTCTCCGGAGCGGTCTCACGGCCGTACACAAGGTACTCGTAGAGTTCTGGCCCAAGGTCCTTGAGGGAGGAAGGCGTCGGATTATTGAGAGTGAACACCCAATGAAGAGCCTTGGAGTTGTCATAGGTCTGGCCATTAGGCGGGATGTAGGGTTGAGCAGCCATCTAGGATAGGAGGGTGTAGATAGAGTAAGTTTGATATATGGTTGGTCTTCTAAGGGACGACGACCAACGAACCACAGGTAATAATACTTACTTCGTGCGTCTACTGTGGTTCGGATATGCGCTACGTAGGTCCATGGCCCCTTGCTTATATAGACGTGCATCAAACTTTAAGCCGGATTTTGGCGCGATCACAGAATTTGCAGATTCAGTTTTTGTCCGTCTGCAATTTTATCTATATCTTGCAGATTCGGACTTTTGACAGCCACTTTCGACCGAAGGTCGGCTACCCTATTCGGGATACGCGGCTGCGCCCGGGACTGCATCTTACTCCTCCGTCGCCGGAGAAGCGCTTAGTTGATATGTATGTGTTGTTAGAGAAGATCGTCCTTGCTTTTGTGTGCACAATGTGCGTAGCTTGTTGTTATTATTGGTGTGAGAGAAGACAGAGATACTTAATGGAATCTACTTAGTCTTCTGCACAGAAGACTGACGTCCCCTACTTAATTTTTCGTGCCAAAAATTTTCCTGCGGAGCTGTCGGGCCTTCGGCCCTCCGGGCTGCAGCTATACACAGTTCGGGCTTCGCCCTCACCCGGAAACAGATGTCTCCGACCCACACATTGTAGTCATCGCTTCGCGATGACTCGCTTCGCTCACGCTTCTGCATGTAGCTCCCCTCGCGGGGCGATGGGGGCATTTTTATGTATTGGTTCACAAGGAGGGGGTTAGGGTGTAGATGGGGAGGAGTATAAAAAGATAGGCGGGGCGTCGCCTTCGGCTCCGCACGGGCTGTCGTCGCGACTAAATGTCGCTCCTCGGCCCGGCTATTCATCTCAGATAGAATAAGTGCGTGTATGGGTCCCCTAGCGGGGACCCGGGTTTATTGGAAATGAAACTCACTACATGATGTACCGCACACGACACCGGACACTAATGTTGCCAGCAGCAGTACCGGGGGCGGTACCAGACCAAGCAACGACGTACAGAGCATTGGTCTGAATGTCACCGACAAGACCGGTGCTGTTCACGTTGTACTGAACTGGAATGGCCATACGCTTGTACAAGTTAACGGGCGCGGTAGTACCATCGGTAGGAGTAGTTGTGTTGCCCTGAGTGGACACAAACCCACCGTCACAAAGTACCTTGAAGCGAGGAAGATTGGAGATGTTGCGAAGTGTCGTAGCCGTAACGGAATCGTAGATGTCGGTGATGGCGGGCGTAGCCGCGTTGGCCTGAGTATCAAGCACAACTGCCCACCGCAGATTGCCAACAGACCCGGTAGAACCAGCAGAGATCTGACCCACAATCTGTAGACTCTTCATCGTAATCATGCGACCATTGCGCTGAGAGGCACTGGCGCCCTGAGTAGTACCGTTGAGCAAAACGACACCGCCGGTAGTATCACAGTTGATGGTAACCGACGTGTCAACGAAGTTGAGCTCCTGCCCGGGTCCAGACCCGAAGTTGTAGCCTCCAGTGCGAACTAGACCAGTGAACCGGAAAGGTTGACCGACTGGAGAGCCAG